TATGTAGTTCTGACAGTCTCAGCGTCATCAGTGAAGTACAACTCTGCACCGATCTGATGTACGATGAAGTTCTTGGTAGGATCACCACCTACACCTCTCCAGTTATAAGAGGTGTAGGCATGACCTGTTCCAAGTGTTTGCCCAGTAGTCTTCGATGAACCACCTGTCTCTAGTGCGAGACCCTTCCTGCGTCTACGGGAACCATCAACGAGCAACTCATAGTTCTGCTCCTCAGTAGTGTATCCATCAGGCGAACTGATCTCATTGGACTCAGTGTTGAGTCCCTTGTTCAGCTTAAACTGGTTCTTGGCTTGCTGGGCTTCAGGCATTACTTACTCTTTTCGTGATGCTTCGATTGCTGAGATGAGGATGGCTTTGCTAGTACTCTTTACACCGAGAGGTGTAGCCAGTGCTCGCAGTTCATCAATCTTCATGTCTGCTAATGGAGCTTCAGGCTCCTCTACTGCAAGGAGATCTCCTAGCTCAGCTGCGATCTCAGGATCGAGAGCAGCGAGTGACTCCTCTGGAGTTTGTTTAGGTTCAGGGGCTAGCTCCTCTGCTGTAGGCATCGGTGCCTCCATCGTGCGGCCAGCACGGAGTGCATTGATACGAGCTTGCTCGTCTGATGCATCCCACTGCCTGTTGAGCCATGCTGTGATACGTTCAACAAGAACCGTAGGAGAGGTCCACTGACCTGAGAACTCCTTGGGGATCTGTGCGTCTGAACGATCAGGGTTAGGCCGTGCATGTACGAGTGAAGAACCTCGTTGGCCGTGTAGCTCCCACTTCTTACCAGTGGGGTCGATCATTTCTTTCATTGCTGTCTTGCGTTCAAGATTGAATGCTTCGTTCATAGTTGGTCTCCTATGACCTACGCCCGTAGTCTGGGCCTGTACGCTCCTGCTGGAGCTGCTTGGTGATGTACTTCTTACGCTGCGCTCTGGTCTCTGACTGCCGCTCTCGTCGAGCTACAGCATTTGGCACACCATCTTTGTACACGTCAAAGTAAAAAGCCCGTGACTTGTCCTTCAACAACAGCATCAGGTTCTCCGGTAGATCCGGTACTGATGCGTCTGCTAAAGCAAGCGCGGGCCTCTGTACTCCACGAGCTAGCGACTTGCTAGCTTGGAGATTTGTTTCAAGACTCGAATCGTACGAGTCGAAGATGATATCATCATAACCTTCGAGTATCGTCCAATACGTAGGAGCCTTGTCGTTCTTGATCTGTAGAGAGAAGCCACTGTCTCCTAGTGCCATCGTCTCGACATCAGAGTCGGACGCTGTGTAGGACATAGCCATCTCTATGAATGTATCTGGGTCTCTGAAGGTGATAGTCTGGAAGTCTGGGTCATCACCAACGAGTACTCGTTTGTCGTACCAGATCTTCTCTATGCTGTGGAATCCCTCGGGCCGAGTCATGAGACAAGGCGTAGCTGCTGCCGAAGCAGTCAGCTGAGTCATTGTCTCTTGCGTCTTGATATCGAAGTCATCGACTAGACGGAAGAACTCCGACTGTACAACACGAGCCGCTTGATCGGACTCGACTGTGTCTGAGATTGAGTTGACCTCATCACCGTCAGTCACCGCTAGGATGTCTTGTACGATTTCAAGGAGTGTTGATTTAGCCATTTGCCCACCATATGTCGTAGCCTAGGTTCTCGTAGAATTCGGCTATGTCTGGAGTAATGCTCTCTACGAAGCAAGTCCAAAACTCTGTACCTTCACAGAGCTTCTCTATCTGTTCAATGTCTCTGTTCTTGACAGCTTCCTTCATCGGTGTCCACACTGAGAAGGTGTTGTTGTCTTGCTCTAGGTCTAAGCCTACGAACTGACCCAACGTACTCATGCTATCAATATCCACTCTGTGGATGTGTTCAAACTGTGAAGCAATCTGCAACTGTGTTTCGTACTGCCCACGCAGCTGGCCTAGCTTCTGCTTGTAGTAGTAATCCGTCTCGTGCATAGTCGGCTCTACATTTCTGTACTGTGTGCACCAAGTCCCTATGGGATCGCGCACTGTCATCCAAGACTTCTCGGAGTTTTCAATGCACTCCTCAAGATACGGTATCCAGTCAGGTCCTATGTGGCAGAAGACAAAGTCTGTCCACTGCGACTTATTCTTATGACTGTGTTGCTGTGCAATCTTGATCTTGTGCTTCTTAAACGCTTCGTTCACAAAACGTGTCCCTGAGTGTGGGACGGTAGCGTGAAAGTATTTAGGGTACCACTTGTCCATCTGGACTCCCAAAGGTAGTCCCCCCGAAGGGGGATCACCGTTTTACTTAGTCAGCAAGCAAGCCATGGGCTCGTAGGACTTCAAGGATCGCTATGATCTTTCCGCCTAGTACACCATCGTTAGCTTCTAGCTCTGTTACCGTAGGGGTAGCACTCGTGGTGAGTGTATCTCCCGTCTGGGTAGCCCCGTCAAGGGCGTCCACGGTGTCAGCGATAGCTGCTGATTGATCAGCGATCTGTGGAAGACCGCTAGTATCAGCAAGTTTGCTTTTTCCTTTAGCTGGCTGTGTCATAATAGGTTCCTCTATTTGCAGGGGTCAAGCCCCCTAAAGGGGGCTATCACCTATTAAGTTATACGGCTATCGTACGGCCAGCAGAGCCAAACGGCTTGCGGTATCGCAGCACAAACAGTATAACACCAGTCTGGAAAGCTCCAGTGTCATATGAAGGTGCAATAACGACATCGCTGTCGGAGATCAAACCAACTTGACCAGTTACACCAGATGCCAACGGAAGCATAGCTCCGTCGCACAAGTGGATTTCACCAATCGTGGTCATCTCAGCAACAGTAACGGCATCTACAATGCCATTCGCAAGGTCGACTACTTCACTAGCCTTACCACGAGACCACGTGCCGATGTCCAGCGTTCCCGAGCCACTTGACGTGGCAGCAATAACGGTCTGGATCGTAGCATCCATGAGGAACGAACCTCGTGGAATAACGTGAGCCTGCGGAGAGGCCGTGAGAGCAGTGGCAGCATCAGCCAATACAGTGAGATCAATTTCTTGCTTCACTGTAACGACTTCGCCTTCTGCTGTTACAGACGAACTTTCGTTGTCTGCGGAGTGCGTGCCAAAACCAACAGCCAAGCCATCGGAGTTTTCCCATACAGTATTTCTACTCATAGTCAGCCACCTTATACTTGGTCTGTGTCTGCGAGAACGCAAACAAGGTTTTCAGGACGGTACACTTTGAGGCCATAACGAGCAGTCGTGACATATTCCTCACGCTGCTTCTTGTAGTTATAACCACCATCGACCTTAGGCATCTGCCTCATTGCGCCCATGAATGGGAGCAAGTCAGGAGTAGCCGCGCTGAAGAAGACGTTAGCCTTACCAGCAGCCGTAGTGACCGAGCTAATTGTTTCGTTGGCAGTCGGCAGGTAGTTCGAAACGAATACGTCAAAGCCAAAGATGTTCTTAACGAACGTCATGCCATTGCCGATACCCGATTCAACGATACCTTCCCAACGGGGGTTGTTCGAGACGTTCACGATATTGGTCAACGTGTTGATCTCGTACTCGACCGAAGGGTCGACGATTGCAACCAGATTAGACTGCGGCACATTGGCTTTCTTCAAAGCGTAGAGTGCTTTAGCAAAATCGGCTACTGCCATCGTTTCGTTGGTACCCGTAGCAACAAAGCGGTGATCTGCTCCGTTGATCTGGTTGGTGCTCGACGCTGTCTGACCGCCACTAGCGCCACCGGCAGCGAGTGCCAGTACGTCAGTTTCGATCTTCTCAGCGAGAGCCCGAGCCTGCGAGGGCAGGAACTTGGCTTCTAGCTGTGCAGCGTAGAACAAGTCTTGCCTTGCCTTCTCGGTGATATAGTGCCCAGAACTCAGGTACTCAGTGATTGTGAAGGTGAACTCACCAGTGTCCAATGCATCGAAGGTTACGTCAGTATCCTCTGCATAGTCTCTGATTGTCGATTCGCCAATAGACGGGATGGTGAACTGGTCACCATCTGGGAACTCACTCAGCCAGTTTACCCAGCCTTGCGCGTTCAAGTCGTCTTGGAGAACTTCCTTGAGTTGTGTACTCCAAATCTCCGAGCGAGTGAGAACCGCACTATTGCCTGTATTCATAGACATGGTGTGTTTCCTCGTTTAGAGAGTTAGTTGTTGAAACGCTCTCTCAGGCCATTCATCGACCGTGTCAATTCCTGTTGAATTGCTTGGTCGTTGATATACTTCACATGCCCTACTTCCGCTTTCTTTGCGTCGAACCAAGCCTTAGTCTTGAACCCTTCAATTTCGAGGGGTCGAGATGCGTCTTGGTTCAGTGCTTCCGTGCGTGCATGGGGTAGTGCAGCAGTACTGCCTGAGGTAGCAGCTACAGTCTTTGGGTCAATCAGGGTGGCGAATGCTTCGGGACTATTCTCGCTCAGCTCGGCCAGTGCAGCTGGTGTCATATTCACCGCTGCTGCCCGCTCTGCCACAAGTGCTCTAGCGGCTTCAACATTGCCCTCTACAGCCTTGAGTACTAGCTCGTTCCCTATCGCCCGATTAGCTGCCTTGGTATCGGCGGTCTTCTCGGCCTGAAGTGTTGACTTAATGACTTCTTGGAGTTCTTCAGCAGACATGGTCTTGCCACCTTCTGAACTTTGCTTTTCGGCGTTAGCCTTTTGGATTGCTTCCATGAGTTCCTCAACCGAAGCGGACTTGCCAGAGGCAAGGGTTGCTGCTTCGAGTTGTTCCTTCAGGGCTGCGTTCTCCTGTTCGATAGTCTTGATGTGTGCATCAGACGTTGCCTTTCCTTTTGCCAGTGCTTCCGCATCTGCGAACTTCTTGCCTTCACCTACGAGTGTATCCAGTACACTCTCGCTACCTTGGTCAGTAGCAAATACGTCAGTGGTCATGGTCGACCTCCTATTTCAGTTGTATCAGTTTGATAATCTCACGCAGCACTTTGCGTCGAGAGATATTGGCTGCGTGAATCAATTGCCAATTCGATTTCGAGAAGTCTTCATCGTCCCTGTCGGACGAGTCGATCAACTCGTTTAATATCCGCTCCAGCCTGCGCTGGAACAGAGTTGAGTTCTTGAGAGCCTTCTCGCTCTCTTGCTGGAGTTTATCCAATTCCCTAGCGTCCTTGGCTTCAGCCCTGTCTTCTTTGAACCATCTTCCGTCCATTACCACTTCCTTTCGTTAGCTATTAGTACTATATCAAGTCCTGCCGATACAGAAGCGGAGCCTACGTCAACCTTAGCTTCTACGTGCGCAGATGATCCAGCGGGAACTTGCACATACGGGTGGAATGCCTTAATAAACGAGCCGCCAGTAACCGTAGCTTCAAAGGCTACTCTTTGTACGCCTATGCCATCTGCTGGAGTGTCTCTCGTAGTCATGTAGAATATGTAACTACATACCTTACTGCCATCAGCAGCAATGTAGCCACCAGTAACGTACCCTGTTTTGTCAAACGGCACAGTATATATCATCTGCTGTGTTTGACCTTGCTCTGCCGCTATGTGCACTTGAATGGCTGCGGCAGTATCAGGGACACCAGCCGTAGTACCTCCCCAAGTGGTAGAGTCATCCGCAACATACAGTATACCAAGGTTGTATCCTGTGGTGTTAGTAGCGCCTACGCTGTAGATGAACGCACGGTTGATGAAGGAGAAGATTAAGTTAGAAAGTACTGGTGTCGTACCATTCAGTAGTACTACGTCCTGTATTTCTAAACCATCAGCACCAAGTCCTTGTATGACAAGTGATCCTGCTCCATCTCCCGCAGGGGAATCTTCGGTACTAGTAGACGCAACCTCAACTAATGTGGCTGCGGGCATAGCAACCCATTTGTCTCCTTGTTCCCATACGTCCTCATAGTCTGTCCCTACGTCATGGTTAGTTCCAAACTTATTGATATGAGTGACTTCCTGATAAGCACCCCTCGCTATATCCAAACCGGGGTCTACTAGCTGATTGCCGTTCCTATCAATGATGGATGTCGTCATTAGCCTAGTAACTCCGCTTCTGCTTCGTCGTCAGCGAACTGCTTGTCCGCTACCTGCTTGATATTCTCGTCCTGCGCTTGCGTAGCAAGCTGCTGCGTCTTCTGTCGTTCTGATACTCGGATGTTATCCTGCACCAGTTCGAACTCTTGCAGTCCGAGGTTCTCCTCCATCAGTTTCGCTATCTTGAGCGAGCTGATGTGAGCCTTCACGTCTTCGTCTTGGTAGGCTGCGCTGTTGACAAAGCCTAGGATATTCTGTACGACCTGAGCCTGCTTAGCAAAGTGTCGTGCCCCGATGGGGTACAGCTTGCCCTTGCTGTTCAGCATCTTCGGCGTTACCTTCAGGAACTGAGCTACTGCGAAGTCGTCGTCAAGTACCTTGACTACTTCCATTGCGTTGATGTTGCGTCGTGCCGACTCAAGCATCTGGTTTAGAAGGGGCTCGACGAAGTGTTCCTCGAAGTACGTGATCTTCTGTTGGAACAGTCTACCGGCTGCATTCTGCAACTCTTGAACTTCGAAGGCTGTCTTCTCGCCCGGAGTTCGGATGCCCATAGCTTCCCTAGGGGCTCCTACGAGTTGCTCCATGTCCGTCATCATCTGCTGCTTCTGGAAGTCAGCTTGCAATGCCGTTGCGTCTGGACGAAGAACATCGACGTGCGAGTCGACATCACCAAAGATGCGCTCGCCCGGTCCCCAGTTCCAGTCCTCTACCATGCCGCGCTGGTACACCACTGGGTGAGCTATCTGATCGAAGACATCAGCTTTCAAGTTCTCCAAGTGGTCCAGTCGGTACTGCATACCAACCAAGTTATCCAGCGGCCCCATAGCCATCAGGTTATCGGGTCGTAAACGCCAACCGACGTGCTCCTTGTTCGAACGGCCCAACCATGAGTCGATTGGTTCATCGCTCACTACCTTGCGCCGGTCCATCACAATGATACGTCTGTTGGTCTTTACTTCCCCGCTTTCGACATCGAAGGTATCTCCTTCGAATTCGAGTAGCTCAACCATGTCCGATGAGTAGTACCCAGATAAGCTGCCGAATCCATCAATGACGAATCCTTCTGACTTCTCCAAGTCCGAGTCAGAGTAGGCTGACAAGTCTTGCCTAACTCGCGTAGTGTTTGCAAGAGCTTCATTGACCCAAGCGAAAGCTGGGTCGCTTTGTGCGGCTATAAGGAGTGATCCCATAGAGACAATTGTTCGGGTGACTTTGGCTGCGTCCTTAAACGTAGCCGCAGACTGATCGAAGTAGATGTCGTAAGGGGATATGCGGTGGAGCTTGGGTCCACTATAAATCCCCACAGCTGTCCCATCTGGTGTAATGTGAGTGTCATTCTCGTACGTGACTTCAGCGAACGAATTGCCATAGTCGATGTAATCATATAGTGCCTCACTGATCATTGCCTTGAAGCCTGACTCACGGATCTTCTGCTTCATGTAGGACTCGATCATCCTAGCTGAATCACGGGTAGCAGCGTCTTGTGTGGCTGCTTCCCACTTGAACCAGTTATCGTGGGGGAACAATGCCGCCAAGTAGTTGGCGTGGAGGTTATCCCTGATCTGACAGATCTTGGGGATGCTCGTCTTATTCTTCCAAGGTAGCTGGTTGTTGGATGTCTGGGTCGTATCAGTCTGGAAGATGTAGTTGCGGAGTTCCCGCATGTCATTGTTCCAGTCCTGCCGTAGGTTCCGGTACGATACGTACTTGTTGACTACGAAAGACGACAACGCCTCCCCTTGAAGGGTAGCGTTGATCTCTTGTACTTTCTTGGATGTTCTAGCCATGTGAGCCCTGTATTATAAGCCTTTTGCGGTTATGCTGCAACTCCACCGAAGCGCCCGTGGGTCACTATGGTGGATGCTCTCCGTTTCAAGCCCCTATCTATCGGGATGCGTACGATACCCATTACTGAGTGCAGTGCATCCTTGATGTCATCGAAGGCCGGGTTGTGTTGGATAAGCTCCTGCTCTAGGTCCTCGCAGAGGCCCCCGTAGTAGTGCCAGATGCTCATGTTCTCGTATCGAGGAGCCAGCGTGTTGTGAATGCGCTCCTCCTTGTTGCCCATTGTCCGAGTTGGTCTGAAGTCGTCTACACTAAGGAGTAAACCGTCTTGGCGGATATCATCTCTGATACGCTCTGCGATCACCGCTTGTCCTGCCGTTACTTCAGCTCTGAGTTTCTTAAAGCCCCATTTCAGATGGGCTTCTCGGATTATGTCGTAGTATCTCTTGGTCTTGTTTGTACGCTCACGCTTAATGTCGAGTACGTAGATATTTCCATCACTATCGACGCCCACAACAACAAGGACCGTATAGTCCGCTGTTGATCGGAGCGAAAACGCGAAATCAATAGCCGCGAACACTGCGAGTGGTCTACCGTTGTACGTCCACACTCCGTCTCGCTTAGTAACCATCTCTCTGTTGTAGTACTGGAAGTACTCACTTCCTATCGCTTCCTCACCCGGATCGTTAGGGTTATTGTAATACTGGGCGTAGTATTGAGTGCGGTCAAGATACTTCCCACGTTTAGTAGCAAGGACGCGGGCGTTAAAACCGAACCAACGACCGTCACCGCGCTGTTGCCTAGGCCAAAGGTATTCACCCGTTCCGTCACCCATATCCTCTACTTCTTTTTGCCACACTTCATAGATAGGCTTAGAGTCAAGGACCTCCCCGTCTTTGTCCACAACGTCTTGTGTTGCGGCGACGAGAGTGCCGTATAGATCTTTAGGATGGTATCTCGTCCCAACAATCCACTCACGTGCGTCAGTGGTTTCAATGGATGCCAGTAGGCTATACTGAGACTCGACTTTCTTTCTACCATCTGTGGTATACGCATTCTCGTTGACAACGACATCGTCAAGCACGGCGATGTTACAATGGAGGCCCGTAATTGATGTAGTAAGGCCAGCCGTAAATACGGTCGAGTCACGGACTCCTTCCTTTGTCCGTTTCGGATGATCAACGCAGATTTCTGAATTGGTCCACTTCTCACGTTTGCCTTCGTCGGGTAGCACCATCTGCGGCCAGTACCGCTTATACTTCGGGTGCACCAAGATGTCCTTGATGAATTTTAATTGCTTCTCTGCTAGCCCACTCGTGGCAGAGATATACAGGACCGTCACAGACGGGT